TGTATAATTTAGACTTTAGAGGTCGTATATACCCTAACACGGCTTTTCTCCATGAGCAATCTAGCGATAATGCGAGAGGTTTATTACAGCTAGACACCCCTGTAAGCTTAGGCGATAAGGGCTATTACTGGCTTTGCGTTCATACCGCAAACGTCTGGGGGAATGATAAAGTTAGTCTTGACGATCGCGTCCAATGGGTCAACGATAATCTAGATAATATTCTTAGTTATATTGAAGATCCAATGGAAAATACTAACTGGATGAAAGCAGATAAGCCATTTAGCTTTTTAGCAGCTTGCTACGAGATTTCTATGCTATCCAACTGGCATAGAGATGGTTACGCCACAGAAGACTTTCCATCTTGCCTTCCTGTTTACATTGATGGTTCTAACAACGGGGTACAACACCTTGTTGCTATGTCCCAAGATTTAACTGTTGCACATCTCGTTAATTTAGTTCCAAGCGAACTTCCTGGAGATGTTTATATGTTTATTGCAGAAAAAGTTTGGAATCGACTTGAAGCTATGGTTAAAAAATTAGATCAAGAAACCATAAATAAGTTTGAGGAAGTATTTAACACTGCAATATGTTTACAAAGAGCATATCAAACTGCTCCTGACAAGTCTGAGAAAAAAGCTTTGGCTTTTAGGGAAGCACAAACTTGGAGAAACCAAAACAGAGATCTTCGAGAAAAACTTTTTGCAGTTTACTGGAATAATATACAAGACCAAAAAATTCAGAGAAAAACTGTAAAAAGAAATGTTATGACACTCGGATATGGTGGTACGGCTTACGGTATGGGCCAGCAGATAATAGATGACACTCGCGATATATCACCCTATCTAAGAGACAAAGAGCATCTCTGGGGTGCACTCCTTGGCACTCTGGTACATCGTACCTGCTACGAGGAACTCACAGGTCCGGCGTCTATGCTAACTCTGTTTCAAACGGTAGCAGACAGAGCTAATGAGAAAGAGCGTCATATGCGGTGGCTATCCCCTATAACAGGTTTTCCTGTTGTTCAGGCTTATCGGAAACCAATAACTAAGAGAACTCTTTTAAGATACGGAGAGGATGTTCTCAAAGTACAATTGCAAGCTTGGGAAGAAACTACCGTAAACGGTCCTAAGCAGAGAACGGGTGCAGCCCCTAACATTGTACACAGTCTTGATGCTGTACACTTAAGCATGATTATACATGACGCACCTTATGAAGTAACTGTTGTTCATGATTCTTTTGGGTGCCACGCAGGTAATATGGAGCATATGTTTATGCATTGTAGACAAAAGTTTGTAGAATTGTATGATACAAACCCCTTAGAGTATATATTACATCAGTTAGATTCTACAGATCTTATGCCAAAGAAAGGAGAATTAGATGTCAGAAAAATCCTTGAGTCAGATTATGCCTTTGCTTAAAATAGGCGATTTAATAAAATTTGAAATTTTTGGAGGTATAGAATATCTTGAAATAGAATATGTTGAGGATGGTTCCATAGGTGGTATGAACGCCAATGGTGAATACGGAGAATTATATCACGATACTAGTGCAAGTGTTATAGATATTTTTAGAAAAATTACAATAAGTTAGATAGTGGACGTTAAAGAATAAAGACACTATTCATTTAAAAAAATTTACATATATCCAAGAGGAAATTATAATATGGCTATACTTAAAGATGTTGAACTTTTCTTTGCTAAACTTAACCCAGAAAAACCAAATGATCGCTTTGATCAAGCGAATCCAACTTGGGAAGTTCAAATTAGAACAAGAGATAAGAAAAAAGCAAAAGAATGGAAAGACAATAATATAAATGTCAAGCCGGACGAAGATGAAGAGGGTATCTTTTATAAAGCAACCTTGAAAAAACGTTCAAAAAGAGCAGATGGAAAACCTCAAAATCCTGTTAGTTTAGTAACAGGAGACTTGACACCTTTAGATCATAGTATCTTAGGCAATGGTTCTATCGGCAACGTAAGAATTTATCAATATCCTTACGAAGTTGCTGGTCGTAGAGGTATTGCATCTATGCTTATGGCAATCCAAGTAACAACTTTAAAAGAATATCAACCAAAGCCAAGAGAGGATGACTTTCAGATTGAAGAAATGAATGTAGTAAAAGTAGCAGATAACCAAACAGTAGATGATGATCAATTTGTGTCTAATGATTTAGAAAGAGTATTAGCTGAAGACGAATTGACATTTTAATTAGTATTATTATCGGGGAGGCCAAACGGTCTCCCCTTTTTTATCAGAGGAGTCAGCTATGATAATAACGAGAGAACACTTCTTAACAGGAGAGCTTAATACAAGAAGCATGGATGTAACTCAAGAACAATTAGACAGATGGCGAAACGGTGAGTTAGTTCAAAATGCCTTCCCACATCTTACTGATGAGGAAAGAGACTTTTTTGTGCTAGGTACTACTAAAGAGCAGTGGGAAAAATTGTATTCAGATATCAGAGAAGAAGAATAGGAGCTTAAAATGAAAAAGTTCAGAGATCAAGTTATTATACCTGTTAAAGGCCAAGATTATTCTATTTCAATAGTTTGTCTTAATGATAATCGTAAAAGACCAGAAGTAGCTCTTATTACAAAAGATACGCATGAATATATAAAAGGAACTCAAACTTTTATTTATAACTCTTCGGGTTTAATGGAGTACATAGCAATAGCAAATGGTGGAATTAACCTAATAAGAGATAATTTTGATGATTGGAATGAATGCAATTTAGAGGAATTATAGATGATGAAAGTAGATGTATATTATAATTTTCATAAAAAATGTTTTTCAATAAGATCTAGAGAAAAAGAAAATTATGGTAAGGTAATCGGAAGGACTAATAAAGCGCAGATAGCCGCCCCGCAATTTGTAGTTAACGAAGCTGGAAGAAAAAAAGTTTTAAAAACTGGACAGAAAAACGTTCATGCTTATGTTAGAGGAGAACTTATTGAAGAGTTTTTCTTTATAAGCGGAAATTCTTATATAGTCGAGTATAATCCTTATAAATACGATAGCTTTGTTAAAGAAAGAACAAAAGAAAAAATTTCTAGGGCCAATATTGCTATATTAAAGATGGTTGAAACAATTAAAGAAGATAAAACTGTTATGCAACCTTTAATAACAGCGCATGGCCACGGAGTATGGTAAAGGATCCAACCATGTCTAAAAATGCAATAACTTACTACGAAAAAGAATATCTTAGAGGCAATCCAGAAATTCTTGACGATTGTTATGAAGAAAGAGCCGCAATATTAGAGTACGATGCTGGCTATAGTAGGTACAATGCAGAACAATTAGCAGCACAAATGTATGGATTTAAGAACAAGTCGGATTTAAAAAAATGGATACAGATGCAAAAAGCGAATACGAGTTTGTAGTATACAATAAAAAAGATGGCGAAGGATTTAACGAAGATTTTACAAAATTAGTTAAAGAAGCTAGGGATCACGACAGACCAAAACCTATTATAGATTATCTTAATCATCAAACTTACAGAGAATATACGACTGAACATTGGCAAAGAGCTTTAGATTATAGAAGTGAAAGAAATGCTTTGGCGCGAGGTCGATATAATATAAACCAAAAAACAATTTTAGTAGTTTGGGATAAAGAAGGAAAATTACGTTTTCCTATTGTAATAACTAATGAAGACGCAATGGAATGGTCTAAATTTCTCAAAGAAAAGCAAGACAAAGAATATATGGCTAAAAAATATAATAGGGTTGAAAAACGGCTTATGAGTGAAATTAAAAATACAGAAAAATCCTTTGAAGAACTTATGTTTGGAAATACACCTTTTAAATCTAAAAAAGGATTTGACGAGTATGGATTTTATGGAGAAAATAATCCACCTGTTAAAGAGTCTATTGAAAATACTAAAAAATTTAGAGAGGAAATACCCGATCTTTTAGGAAAAACTTTTGGAAATCGGGTACACGCCGAAGACCCTGTAATAAATCCTAAACATTATAAAATGATTCCTAAAGAAGCTTACGAAAAGCATCCGGAAGGTTTAGAATACATGGATCTTATGGAGTACATCTTAAAGCATCATGAAGGCGTAGAAGGCCACCTGCTTGGTCAAATATTTAAGTATGCTTGTCGGCTAGGAAGAAAAGACTCTATAGTTCAAGATGCTAAGAAAATAGAATGGTACGCTAACAGGCTTGTAAAGGTTTTAGAAGATGCCTAAATTCAGAATAGTACAAATATACGAAAAGTATATAGATGCAGAGGATTATGATCACGCTCACGACTGGATAGAGTACGCAGATCTTTCAGAATACAATCACGAAGTTCTAGTAGAAAATATATCGCAAAGTGGAGATGAAGAGTGTTGACTCAAGAAGAAATTGATAATTGGGATGTTGGTTATGATGAGGCCGTTAACGATCAAGAAAGGCTTTTTATTATTAATAAAAAAAATATAAAAAATGTCTTAAAATGTCTAGAAGCAACGGCGCATTGGCTTCAAGAAACGGGAGAATACGAATCACAAATTTTAGACGAGGTTCACGAAAGAATCGAAGAATCAATAACAGATGTAATAAAGTTGCTAGGAGAAAACTCAAAATGACTTGTTACAAAATTTACTGGTGGTGTGATGTCTCTAATTACTGGGAAAGTGATTACGATTGTGTTGTGTCCACTAGTGAAATGGCCCATAATAAAATGAAAAGTTTAAGAGACGACGGGCTTGATGTTAGAATAGAAAAAAGAGAAATAATTTACGAATATAATCACGAACCAGTTTATGAGTACAACGAGGAAGAAATTGTATAAATATAGTTTAGTAAGAATAATGGCAAAAATGTATAGAGAGTGGTATCCAGATGTAACTATTCGGAGGGCAATACACGAAGCGTTAATTGCTTATGAGCTATACAAAGAATCAGAAACAATGCAAATAGACAAGTATTATGATCAAGAGGTTAAAAATGTTTAAATATAAAAGAGAATTTTTCCCTAAATTTGCTCTAGGAGAAAGAGTTTATTATAAAAACAAAAGATTCACTATTGTTCGAATAGTAGGTCGTGGAACAGGTCGTTTAGCGCTTGCGTCTCGTTGGAATAGCAAAGAACTCGGAGAAATTCATTACACAAAATTAACTAAGGTTAACCATAATGAGATTAGTTTTTGATATTGAAGCGGACAATCTGCTACCAAAAATATCTAAATTTCATTGTGCTGGTGCTATCAACCCTGATACAGGGGAAGAGTTTTGGTTTCTTCCCCACCAGTCGCAGGAATTTTTAAATAAACTTGACGAGGCTGAAGTTATAATCGCGCATAACGCAAATGGTTATGATATTCCAGCTTTAAAAAAACTTTTTGGTTGGGAGCCAAAAGCTAAAATATATTGCACTAAAGTAATGTCTCAGGTACTTAATTACAGACGATTTGGTTTTGGTCATTCTCTTAAGCAATGGGGCCAATTCTTTAAAGATTTTAAAGGAGACTACTCAGGAGGCTTTGAAGAATTTAACCAAGAAATGTTTACTTACATGAAACAAGATGTAAGGTTAACTGTAAAAGTATTTAATTACTTATTAGAAGAAACAAAAAAATTTATAAAAAGTACAAACTCTAAAAAAATACTAGACGCGTTAAGACAAGAAATTGACATGGACGCTATAATGGCAGAGCAGTGTGAGAATGGTTGGCTATTTAATGTAGAGGAGTCTAAAAGACTTTTAACTTCTATTGACAAAAGAATGCAAGAGATTGCAGAAGAAATAAACCCTCAACTACAAGCAAAGGTATCCGTTGTAGATCCAAATACAATTGGTGTTTATAAAGACACAGTTGATCTTACAGATCCGGATCATGTGCCTGTGCCTGTTAAAAATGTATCAGATGTAGATTCATTTGATGACATAATAACTCATGAACCTACAACGGGTAAAAGGTATGCAATTGAAAAGAAACCGACTTACACGAAAACAGGAAAACTTAATTCGCACGTTCAGCGTTGGTTTGGGCTTCCTGATGGCACCACTGTTAATGATAGCCCCGTTTGGGGTGCTCACTGTCGTATTAGTTTCGTTAATGGTGACATTGGTAATACTGATACGGTTAAGAGTTACCTCGGAACTATTGGGTGGAAACCAGACGAGTGGAACTACAAGAGACTACCTGACGGAGAATTTACAAAGGTCTCCGCAAAGCTCACGGATAGTTCACTGGAACAGTTAGGTGACATAGGAAAAAAACTAAGTGAATACTATACACTTAGATCACGAAAATCAATTATAGAAGGATGGCAAGAATATGTTGACAATAGCAATCGTTTGCATGGTGATGTATTTAATATTGGAACCCCAACTTTCAGGCAAACTCACAAGATTATTGCCAACTTACCTAGCGGAAAAGCTACGCTTGGTCCAGAAATTAGAAAATTATTTATCGCAAGAAAAGGGTATAAGCTGGTTAGTGCCGATTCTGCCGCTTGTCAGCTTCGTTTGCTTGCTCACTTTATGAAAGACCCAAAATTTACAAAAGAACTTCTTGAAGGAGACGTACATCAACTTAACGCAGACATTATAGGCTGCGATAGAAACCAAGCAAAAAGATTTATCTTTGCCTATTTATACGGTGCAGGTGCTCAAAAACTTAGTGGTTATATTGACAAAAGTGTTGATGAAACAAAAATAGCTATGAACAGGTATAAAAAAGCTTTACCTGCACTAGCTAAACTTATTCAAAATACTACTAATGATATCTCAAAACAAGGATATATATTTGGACTTGATAATCGGCCTATATTTCTTAGTAAGGATCAAAAACATAAGTCTTTGAATTACTTAATTCAAGGTTCTGAGGCAGTAGTTATGAAAGCTACTGTAAGATTAATTCATCAAAAACTAAAAGAAGCTAAAATAGACTCCAAAATACTTCTATTTTATCACGATGAAGTAACTTATGAAATTGAAGAAAGCAAAACAGAAGAAGCAAGAAAAATAATTATGGAGTGCTTCGACGAAGCTCCTAAGCAATATGGAATTAACATAATGACTTGTGGAGACTGTAATATCGGAAACGATTACTATGAGGTTCACTAATGACAAAAAAATACGCTGTGTTCATAGAATTAATAAGCGGAAAACAAGTGCAAACCACAATGTGGTGCAAGACTCAAGAAGAAGCTCTTGCACTGCATGATCAATCTGTTGAGTACGAAGACTTAGTAGTTAAAGTTGGTATAAAAAAAAGTAACACAAACAAAGTTAGAAAGTTTACAGATGAAGAAAGAAAACGATCCAAAGAAAGAGAAGCAGCTAACAGAAATACACCACTTCGATAAAGTAGGACCAAGCTTAGAAGAAGCTCAAAAAATAGTAGGTGGCCCAGTTGAAATTGCTCCCACTCCCGCGCACAGAATGAACATTCAAATGAATGAAAAGCAAATGATTCTAGTTAATGAAAACGGAAAGCTTTTAGATCTTCCTTATAACAAGCTTGCATCCTACATAGCTGGGATGCATTTACTAGGTAATGCAATAATTCTTACAGGAGATGCAGTATGGCGATAACTACAAGTTTTAAAGTGTTTGTTGAATCTGAATTTGATAAGTTTCATAATAAGTTGAAATATTGGCAACCTAATATTTCTTATCACGATTTAAAAAAAGAAATAGAAGAACTTGAAGAAGATATATTACAACTTCTTAGCCAAACTCATCGAATAACTGAACTAGAAGAAGCAGAAGAAGAAGGTTATGAAAGAGGCCGTGAAGACGGATATGATGAGGGTAAAAGAGATGGTTACGATGATGGATATGAAGATGGTTATAAGGAGGCTATAGAAAAAATAAATGAGTAAAAATTATGAATACTTAATTATAGGGCGTAGTAATTGCTCTTGGTGTAATCTTGCTAAAGAAGCATTAATTGCAAATGACAAAACATTTAAATATGTTAATATAAGTGAGTTATCTGATTTAAAACTAGAAGGCTATAGAGATTTAATAAAAGATCAATTAGACATGAACACTGTACCTGTAGTAATGCAAATAATTGGCGGGTGGAATCAATTAGAGGAACATTTAAAATGTTTACAGTTGAGATAGAGTCAGATGCTACAATAGTCACAGTAATGTGTGAAGATGACAGCTATGAAGATGTTCAAGTTATATTGCAAGATGATGATGGTGTTGTAATAAGACAATTCGATGAAGATCTTGGGAAACATGATTGTGTGTTTATGACTTATAATATGCTTATAGATGTTTATGCTTCCCTTAGTAGTCCTGAAGGAATGTTCCAAACTAGAAGGTTAAGAAAAAATTGCAAATAGAAATGGATATAGATGTATACAGTGAAATTATTAAAGAGTTTTGTAATTTAAATGGAATAACAAAACCAGATCAATTATTTTGTAATGGGTTGCAAGAGGAAATTGATGAGCTTCAAGAATTAATAGATGAAGATGATTATGCTAAAGAAGATTTAGAAAGTGAGCTTGGAGACATACTTTGGTATGTAGTTAGCATAGCTAATCACCATAACATTAGTATGAGTGATATAATGATGAAAAATTATATTAAATTAGAAAAAAGAACTTTAATAGGTTACACACCTAACATACTAAAGAAATATAGTGGACGTTAAAGAATAAAAAGGAAACGTTATGTATGCACTAATAGATGGAGATGTTTTAGTCTACATGTCAATGTGGGAAGCTGAAACTAAAGAACAAGCTAGAGAAAATTTTGATAGTTTGTTTGAATCAATAATTGAAGAATTATTTACAGAGGGTTACGCTATGGCTATGGGTGGCCAAAGCAACTTTAGAACAGAACTTTATCCTGAATATAAAGTTAACAGAGCAAAGTCAAAATCAACAAGACCTGAATGGTATCATGATTTGAAATCCGATATTGTAAACGATTATGAAGGTTGTGTGTACACCGAAAATTGTGAAGCTGATGATCTTGTTAGTATTTGGGCATATCAAAAGAAAAAAGCTAAGCAACCTTATATAGTGGTATCAGTAGATAAAGATCTTGATTGTATTCCAGGAAAACATTACAATCCTAGAAAAAAACAAATATATGAAATAACACCTCAACAAGCTAGTTTATTCTTTTACAAACAATTATTAATGGGAGATCCTGTAGATAATATTCCTGGAGTTAAAGGTGTAGGCCCTAAAACAGCAGAAAAATTACTTAAAGATGCAAAATCTAGTCATCATGCATTATCTATTGTTTGTTGTGAATATATGAAAAAGTTTTCTGAGATAGACGAAGCTTATGATAACTTAATGATTAATGGAAAATTATTATATTTAATGAAAGATTACAATGATTACTTTAATTTAGAAAAGAAACAATTTGAGGATCTTTTAGAGTTTAATGTGTAGTAAAATTTTATCTACAAACGAACTAGGCCATTGGGAATATCATTTAAGATTTAACCCAATGGAATGGTTTGGTTTTGTTTATTGTATAGAAAATATGAAAACTAATCAATTTTATATAGGTAAAAAACAATTTTATCATGGTGGAAAGAAAAAATCTAGGACGTACGGAAAAGAAATGTCATGGAGAAACTATATAGGTTCTTCATCATCTTTAAAAAAAGATATAAGAAAGTACGGTAAAAACAATTTTAATTTTAAAATTATAGACCTTTATAAGACTAGAGGTGGCTTATACTATGCAGAAGCTTATTTACAAATGTTAAGTGAGTGTTTAACAGAAAGGTTAGCTGATAATATAACACCTAGATTTTATAATAGACAAATTGCTGCAATTAGATTTATTCCTAGTGAAATACCTAGTAAAAGAACTAAAAGTTATGTAAAGGATATTAGAAAGAAATATTCATGGGTCACATAGTAAAAAGAAATCAGCCCTGTGATATTTGTGGTAGTAAAGATAATAGACAGTATTATGAAGATGGATCTTCTTATTGTTTTGGTGCTGCTTGTACAAAACCGTGGCTGGCTTCAGGGAATTCAGAACCAATGGAATATAGTAATAATAATAAAACTTCACTTAATGAAGTTAAAGAACTCTTTGATACGCGAGGTATCGAAGAAAGAAAAATTTACAAACAAGTGAGTGAACATTATGACGTTAAAGTATCTTATGACAATGAAGGCAAAATTGATTGTCATTACTATCCTTATTATAGCGGCAATAACTTGGTGGGTTACAAAGTCAGAAGACTACCCAAAGAGTTTACCTGCATTGGAACCGTTAAAGGAGGAGTCTTTGGACAACAACTCTATAGCTCCGGAAAAAGAATAGTAATAACGGAAGGCGAACTTGATGCGATGGCTATCCAATCTGCTTGGTACAAAAAGTACAAAACTTTCTATCCTGTCGTTAGTCTTCGTAGTTCTTCTGCTGTACGAGATCTTATTGAGTGCCGCGATTATTTTCGCAATTTCAACGAAGTCATTCTTTGGTTTGACAAAGACGAAGCAGGAGAAAAAGCAACAAAAGAAGCCGCTAGAATAATTGGCTATGATAAAATTAAAATAGTTAATTGTAAAGAAAAAGATGCAAGTGATCTTTGGCTAAAAGATCCTGATCAGGTTTTATACTCTATATACAATGCGGTAGAATACACTCCTGCTGGAATTCTTAATAAAGAAGAACTTTGGAAACAGCTATCAGATTACAACAGCATTGAATCAGTACCTTATCCTGAATTTATGGAGGGGCTTAATGAAAAACTTAAAGGTATGAGATTTGGTGAAATAACTTTATGGACTTCTGGAACTGGATCTGGTAAATCTACTTTATTAAGAGAAATTGCCCTAGATTTATTGGAGAAAACAAATGATAAAATCGGGATTATATCGCTTGAGGAATCTCCTGCAGAAACTGCACGTAAAATGGCTGGTATGGCACTCCAACTTAATCCTGCAAAAGAAGAAATCGAAATTGATACTCTTAAACAAGGGTTTGATAAAGTTTTTGGAGATGACCGCATACTTGTTCTTGATCACCAAGGTTCTATTTCTGATGGTTCTATCATGGATTTTATGGAGTATATGTGCCTTAACGGGGTCAAGTACTTATTTGTGGATCATATCACAATCTTGGCTTCTGAAGGTGCAGAAGGACTTACAGGAAATGAAGCAATAGATAAAATAATGAATGATTTATTAAGACTCGTTAAAAAACATAATGTATGGATTGGTCTTATAAGTCATTTACGTAAAACAGATAATAAAGGAAAAAGTTTTGAAGAAGGTAAATTACCGTCAATGGACGATATTCGTGGTTCTGGTAGTATTAAGCAAATTAGTATGGATATTATCGCTTTTGCTAGAGACGTTGGCTCGGATGACGAAGAGGAGCGAAACACTATTAAGACAAAAGTCCTTAAGTGTCGGTACACAGGATTAACAGGTCCGTCCGGAAGTTTGTACTATAACTTTGATACTGGGCGGTTAAAAAGAGGAAGTGATTCCTTTGAAGCGATTAACACGGAGGAAATACGATTTTAATGATAACACCTGAAAATATTTTGTATTACTCCATTATACTACAACTCGTTGATAACAAAGGAGATCTCGAGCAACTTAGTCCTGGAGTTAATCATTTTGTAAAGACATTCTACGAAGAATACAAAAATCACTCTGAAGAAAAAGAGTGTAAAGAATTATTTCATTATTGCGATAGCATATTTAACCAAAATTTAAAGTTACATTAAGGAGATTGAAATGGGAGCCTACGAAGACTTTATCCATCTTTCTCGATATTCACGATTTATAGCTGATTGGAATCGGCGCGAGTCGTGGAACGAGACTGTAGAAAGGTTGATCGATTTTTGGGAAAACCAACTTAAAGATACAAATATTGAAAAAGAAGTGTTTGAGGAGCTATACACCTCCGTCGTTCACAAGGACGTAATGCCCTCTATGCGCTCCATGTGGAGTGCAGGAGAAGCCCTGTCTAAGAATCATTTTAGAGGGTACAACTGCAGCTTTGCGGCAGTAGATCATCCTAGAGTGTTTGATGAAATTCTTTACATACTAATGGCAGGAACGGGAGTCGGATTTTCTGTCGAGGCGCAACATGTAAACAAATTGCCAATAGTTAATGACCAGTTTGTTAAGACTGAGCGAGTAATTTCTATTGAAGATTCAGCAGAAGGTTGGGCTAAAGGGCTTAGAAAGCTAATTGCGGACCTTTATCTTGGCAATATACACGAATGGGATTACTCTCGTATTCGTCCTGAAGGTGCGAGATTAAAAACTATGGGCGGTCGGGCCTCTGGACCTGAACCACTTAAAAAGTTATTTGAGTTTGTAACACAAACTTTTAAAAATGCTGCTGGTCGAAAATTACGCCCCATTGAAGTACACGATATTGTTTGCAAAATTGCAGAAATAGTAGTTGTAGGTGGTGTTCGTCGATCTGCCTTGATTTCAATAAGTGATCTTGGAGACCCTGAACTTCGTGATTGTAAGTCTGGAATGTGGTGGGAAAATAACGCACAACGATCTCTTGCTAATAACTCTGCAGTATATGATCAAAAACCTTCTATGGATATTTTTATGGAAGAGTGGTTAGCACTGAAAAAATCAGGTTCTGGTGAACGTGGTATTTTTAGTCGTTATGGCGCACAAAGAAATACAAACGGAGGGCGTAGAGATAGTTCTCAAATCCTAGGTACAAATCCCTGCGCTGAAATTCTTTTGAGATCTGCACAATTGTGTAACTTGTCAGAAGTAGTTTGTCGAGAAAATGACACCGAAGAAGATTTAAAACACAAAGTTAAACTTGCAACTATTCTTGGAACATTTCAAGCTTCTTTAACCGATTTTAAATATGTCAGAAAAATCTGGCAAAAAAATTGCGAAGAAGAAAGACTTCTTGGAGTAAGTCTTACTGGAATTCAAGATTGCAAATTACTTCAAAACCCAGATCCTAGATTGTTAAAAGAGATGAAAGAGGTTGCAATAGAAACAAATGAAGAATATTCAGAGATTTTGGGAATCAACCCCGCTGCGGCAATTACAACAGTTAAGCCAAGCGGTACTGTTAGTCAGCTTGTCGATTCTTCTTCTGGCATTCATGGTAGGTTTGCCCCTTATTACATTCGAGCTGTTCGTCAGTCCAATAACGACCCCTTAACTAGTCTTCTAAAGGATCAGGGAGTTCCTTGGGAACCAGACGCAATGAATATGGATAAAACTACTGTGTTTTATTTTCCGATTAAGTCTCCTAAAGATGCAGTGCTTGCAAACAATCAAACTGCTATAGAGCAACTTGAAAATTGGTTAACTTACCAAACTTGGTGGTCTGAGCATTCTGTTTCTGTAACTGTCTATATTAAGGAAGATGAATGGTTGGAAGTAGGAGATTGGGTTTATAAGAACTTTGATAGTGTAACCGGAATTAGTTTCTTGCCGTATACTGAGCATACTTACGCACAAGCACCTTATGCCCCTTGTACTGAGCAAGAGTATATAAAAGCTGTTCATAATTTTCCTAAAGATGTAGACTTTAAATTATTACCTAATTATGAAATAGAAGATGAAACAAGTGGCGCTCAAGAATTAGCTTGTGTTGCTGGTGGTTGTGAAATTTAATTGAGAAATACAATGAATAAAGAAGAAGATAAATTAAATATATTAGTTAAAGTAATAGGTTGGTTGTGTGGTATTGCTATCAGCAGTATGATTACAACATGGATTGGTTTAATTTTATTAAGTAAGTTAGGATTGTTACCCCTATGACTGTAGAAGATTTTGAAATAGACGAATATATTGATGAACTTTATGACAATTACGTGCAAGAAGGTTTAGACTTTAATACAGACCAAACATTGCATGATATATTTAAACAAATATTCGGTGACGCCGTTAAACTTACTATAAAAGATGTTGAAAACGAGCTAGGTGATGACGAAGATGACGGACAGCCGGACGAGCAAAAGGAGTGGGAGGATTATGACCCAGCGGCATAAATGTGGGTGTTAATAATCGTGCTAATGTTTGAAGGAAACTTTAGCATTCAATCAAATCAAGTTATGTACCCTACAGGAGACATGTGCGAAACTGACAGGGTTCTTATCCAAGAAAGGTTTAACAGAACTAAACCTAAACCTAGTGCAATTGCATTAACAAAGTGTGTAGATATGCCTTTTGAAGGAATAAAGTATAAACTATGAGATTAAAAAAATGTATTAGTTGTGGGAGTCCTTCTAAAGAGGACTTCTGCGAATTTTGTTTAAATGAGGAATAATATGACAGAGGGAACTCAAGTAAGAACTTTAACATTTGAGGAAAAAGAGTATCAAATCGATAAGTTAGAAGACAGGTCTAAAACAATAATTAATCTTATTGGTGTAACAGATAGTAAACTTATAGAATTACGCGCAGAT